GGGACCAATTGGACTTCCCGCCAGGGGGCAATGCGTTCCGTTTCCGCCTTCATGGCTCGTGCATACCCATCGACATCCTCCGGTTTGCCGGATTGCATCTGCTGATACGCCGCCGCCACCACAGGATTTTTCAGGGCTTCGCCGGCTAGATCGTTTTTGATGGATTGCAGCTTGTGCGACATGGCGGCCTGCCGCGCGTTCTGCACTTCGGCATCGACATGGAAGCGACCGGGAGTCTGTAAGTCCGCATCCCCTTTAGCCAGCAACGCCATATTTTGCACAAAGGAATTGCGATTGATCTCATTCACCGCATCGCCCGTGCGAATAGCGGCCTCTCCATCCCGAATCAACAGCTCTCGTTTCGCAGGGTCAGCGATATGCGCGGACTCCGCGACGGGATCAAACCCATTGGCAACCCCTGTCGCCCGCTCATCCCGCCGTTCCTTAAACGCGGCCTCCGCGAGAAGATCGCGCTGCCGTAGCTCGCTTTGCTTCAGCACGTTCAGGCGATCTAACGCTTTAGCATACGCGCCATGGTCCATTTCTTGTTGCCACCGATTGGGGATCGGTTTGCCGTCCTTCGTTTCGCCCTGCTGCGTCAACTCGCGATATAAGCCGTCAATGGCGTCCACATTATGAGACTGCGCGACGCGATCAATTCTCCCATCGGCGGCAGCGCCCCATAAATCTTGCACATATCCTTTTGTAAGTTTTTGTTTCGTCACAGCCCCGCCCGTATTGACGTTCTCCATCATTCCCAAGGTATCGGCAATTGTGTCCGCCAACAGATCGGGGTTGGCTTGCACGATATTGCGATGATTCTCATGGGTCTGGTTCAGTTCTCCCACCTGATACGCCGCGTTGATTTTGGCTGCAAACTCACTTGCCGCCGCAGTCACGCGATTCGCGTTTTCCGCAATCCCTAATCGCAAACGGTCATAATCTTCAGGAAGAATGGGAGAGTTTGGATTTTCAATGACACGGTTAATGACATCCTCTCCCTGCTGCTTGCCGAATGTAATCGCTTCATTCACATGCTGATCGGGATAGGCTGGGTTGGCGCGTTGTTGCCGTGCTTGTTCCTCTTGCAGGGACTTCAAATGTTCATCAGAGATCATCCGATGCACGGCAATCGCGGACGCCTGCCGCTTTTGCTGCTCGATCTTTTCTTGCGCCAAGCGTTCCTCGTGATTAGTGATCGCTTGGGCGCGGGCGACATCGGCCCCGGCATGTTGGATGGACTGCCCCAGATTCATTAACCCAGGCCCGCCCAAATCGTCAGGGCTGGCCTGCCGTGTGGGGATGGCGGCAGCCGTGTCTACTTGCTGGATGTAGGGTCGAATTCTAGCCATTACCATTGGCCTCTTATGTACGCATCTTTCGCCCGTGGCTGTGATCGCATTTTATATGCACTTTCATTCGTTCCCTTGCTTGCTACCGTGCTGGCATACCAAGCGTTTCCTGCTCCAGTGAGCAAGGAACTCGCCGCGTTAAAGCCTGCTTGCGATTCTGCGGTTGTCGCTCGCATTCGATCCAGCGTAGCCGAATCCGCCAATCCCAACCGTTCCCGTTGCCCGCGATAGATCAGGTTGTGTTCGTCTAGCTTGGCATTGGCAATGCTCATTCGCAGCACATCCATTGGAGAGCCGTCATCGGTGGAGACGCCAGATGCGCCATACCCTGCGAGCAGCGTCCCCTGCGTCATCTCAGCCTCTTGCCGCTGCCGCGCCACCTGATTGGCGACTTGCGCCGAGATGGCAACGGATTGGCGTTCAGCGAGCGTGGCGTTGTAGCGAGCCGCACTGGCTTGCGCTTGTCCTTGGGCCATCGCCCCTGCGGCAGCGACCCCCGCCCCGCCGATCATCACCCAACTAATCGGATCAGCCACGTTGGAGCCTCACAAACATCTGTTGATCGTTCCCGTGCATGTCATACGCCTGCAACGTACTTTCGTAGGTAAACCCCAAATGCGCGGCCCATCGCACGGCGGCTTCGTGCCGAGGATCGACGATGCACTCCAGCCGTCGCACACGATACGCACGGAGATAGTTCAGCACGGCCCGATGAATGTCCCGTGCATAGCGGGGCATCTGATCGGAGAGTAGCGACCAGACCTGCGCCCGTCCCGGCCACATCTGAATAATCCCCGCACACGCAATCACCTCGTACCCCACAAAGGCGCTGTACGCCGGCCCCGCTTTGCGGATCGCGTCACCGTGGGCATCGGTCAGCAACTCCTTCAAGTGCGCCTGCGTCGGTTGCAGTGTGAGCCAGTGCAAATGCCACGGCTCAAACGGCACAATGTCCGGTCGCGCTAGGTGCGGTCCTGCGTGTTCATGTGCGGCAGAATCGCCAGGAGCGTGCCTGGCAGCGCCCCGTTCCATCGCCAGCATATGGTCGCCTCCGTCCTTGATCCGCCTTCCCACGGCACGGTTTTATCGCCGGTAAATAATGGGGTCGCTTGCCCCACCAGATCCGCCGCTGTCCGAAAGGTGATGGGCGTCAGCGCGTCAAATGACGGCCCCACGGTCAACCCCAGGCTGTCATGCACCCGAAACGTCACCCGATGAATGCGTTGGAGTTTGCCTTGCGCGGTGCCGGTCGCAGAGCCGGTTTCAAGCCGTAACGTTTCTCCATCGCTGGTATAGGGCAACCCCACATGCACCACGGCCCCGCCATCTTCCCCCGTGAGCGTAATCGTGCCGGTCGCACTCACGGTCAACGCCGTAGGATTCGATAAATCACGGCCATCCGAGACAACGGCAACCGTCTGTCCCGCCAAATGATGCAGCCCTCGAATGGTGGTGGCGGTGGCCCCGTCGTAGGTCAAGGAACAATCCGCGTGGTAGCCATCCTCCTGCGCGTTGCCCTGCTCCCACACATCACGCAGGTATTCTACGGTTTGCACGGAACGCCCATTGATGTACCGCTGCACAATGAGCCAGGTTTCGTCATACGCCCCGTCGAAGGACGGGATCACGCAGCAGGATTTCACTTTGGCCCGCTCGGTATTCCCGGCATTGCTATAGCCGCCCAAAAGCTGGCGAAACCACCCGTTCACTTTGTCGTCTTTGCTGTAGGCGAGGCTGAGGAGCACGCCGTCCTTGCGGACTCCCCACAGCGTCGGGATCTTCTTTTTCTGATACGCAATTTCGACCAGTCCTGAGAGCGCATCAGTCGCAATGCCGGCATCTGGCATGGCTGGATCGTAGTTCCCTTTGGTAATGTGATCGGCCAGAACGGTCGTATCCAGGGATTGCAGCGTGTTTTCGTAGTAGAGATAATTCATCTCTCGCACACGCCGGCCTCCCGCTTCGACAAAGAGAATCGCTTGGCCGGCCCGGACGGGCTGCATATCGTCACTGCCCCAGCCGGTCGATTGCTTGGCGTTGACATTCGTGGGCGTGATCGTTTCGTTGTTGGTTGAGGGTGTGACGAGCCATTCCCCTTCAAACGTGCCCATCGCAATGCCGTTACTGGTGCCGTCCATCCAGCGGATGGTCTGCACATCGTTGGAGGTCAACCGAAACGACACGGCGCTGGCATCGGTGACGGTCGCATCGACCCCCGATGGGGCCATATTGTCGTAGTCCCCAACTTTCGAGCCGTCGAAGCGTTCACTGATTTCAGGACACCCCCCGCGATAGAGTCGGTCCCCGTAGAAGGTGCCGCAGGCGGGGTAGCCCGTGGTGTCGGAATAGAGGCCCATGCGCCAGGACTTTTTTGCGGCCACGCTGGTCAAGGTATTAATCACCGTGACTGTCACAACGGTCGTGGATGTCCAGCCGGTAATTTTGACGTATCCCCACGTCCCGCTTTGGTTGAGGCGAATCAATCGGCCCACATCGGTGGATTGAAAGCCGGTATCATGGTTGATACCAGTGGTGGCCGAGGCGGTCAATGTGACGCCGGCTCCTGGGGCAAACGCACTGGGGGTCAAGGTGGTGTCCGTGGTATTTTCGGCCAGGTACGGGCCATCAAGAAAGGTCGTATTGGCGAGCGTCCAATCCGCATCACTGGTACGGGACAATTTGCGTTCGGGGTAATCGGGGTGCCAGATGTACAGCACGTCTGCCGACTGCGCGAACTTGAGTTGAAACAAATCCGCTGCAAGGTACGTGCTGGTCAGAGTATAAACGCGCTTGGCGACCCCGCCGCTGCTATAGGTGCCGTAGGCTGATCCGGTGACGTTGCTGCCGCTCAAGAACTTCATTTCAAACGTGTTCGCTCCGGCATCGACGTTTGACACCACCACGCGCAAGCCGTTCAGGGATTCCATGCCAACAAGGCCGCTCAGATCCACATGATCGCCGTTGGCTGGGTCAGTGCCGGTATAAGTACAGACCGCAGGGGACGCCGCTGAGATGTTCGTAATCGTCAGGGTCAGGTCGTAGATGGGCGCACGGTTCTTCTTGAACCGAATGTACTGATCGCCAAACTCCAGTACGAACGCGGAGATGGTCGAATACTTAAACTTCACCACCCGCGTGGCTTTGGTCGAGTCCTTCACTTCATCGCAGTAATAGGTAGACGGGCGGCGCGTGACGCCGCCTTGCAGGTAGGCCACCTGATTGGTGCAAACTTTGAGCGCCGTCTTGTAGCGTTCAAAATCGACACGGCCCGCCATCAAGCCGGAGAACTCTCCAGAGTTAAAGTTGTTTTGAATAGGCGCGGAATTCGGCATTAGCTGCGGCCTCGCCAGTGTCGCCAGGGCACATCAGGGGCAAAGGGGGCCTCACGATTGGCCGTGATCCGCCCTCGCGTGTTGTAATTCACCTTCGGCGGCTGTTCGGGATAGCCCGGATAGACCGGAGGAATCGGCACCCAAATCACGCCCGCCGCACTGCCCCCGCAATCATACTTACCGGCCAAAGCCGCACAGACCAGGTATCGAATGTAAATGACCGTAATCGGTGTGCCCGTGACTGTGTAGCTCCCGATAGGAGCTGCGAAGAACCGAGCCGCCAGGACTTGTGCCGCTGGTCCCGTGACGAGAAGGCTCCCTGGAGCCGCCGACAACCGACGCGCCGTGACGAGACGGAGAGCAAGGCCCGTCAGAACATAACTGCCTGTTAAAGCGAAGAGTGTACGATTCGCCTTCAGTGACGCCGACACGTCTGTAATCCCGTACTGCCCTGGTAATGCCGCAACCCGACGAGTTGCCCGCACAGAGGACGCCTGGCCGGTCGCAAGATACTGGCCTGTCAAAGCCGCGCAGACTCGTTTGGAGAGAACGCTCGCGGCTTTGCCACTGAAGAGATACGCGCCCGCCGTAGACCCGATCACACGAGTGGCTTTGGTGCCCGCCGCATTTCCTGTCACGGCGTACACTCCACCCGTCGAAGCCAGGTAGTAGCCTCGAATCGTTTTGGCCGCACTCCCTGTCAGCGTATAACTGCCAGTTGAGGCGGACAGTACCCGTGCATACTTGAGGAAGGCCGCTATGCCAGTTTGGGCATAGCTTCCGCTGCTGGCCCCCAGCACATAGCTATTGGTTGTGCTAATAACCGACAGCGGCGCACTCGCCAGCGGACCAAACCCTAATCCAAAGCCTGTATTCGTCGCCATCGTGCGAGCCGTTCTCTCTTGTTTCGGTTACACAACTGTCCAAGTACAGCCACTTTCGACGGTCACGACGACGCCAGATTGAATCGTCACCGGCCCCGCCGACACCGC